GGAGTGGCAACGGTGGCACAGGCTCTGGAGGTTGCTGGGATCCGTAAACACAGCCCAGTCGCCCTTGTGGTCCCGGATGTGGTCCACGTCTGTGGCCCTCGTCCGGATGCCGTGCTGAGCACACTCACGGCACCACGGCTCCCGAAGGAGCTGCTCACTGCGCAGCGTCTTCCAGTCCTGCGTCCCGTACATCCAGCGCCAGGCCTGCGCCTCCTGGCTCCGTTCCTTGGACTTCGGCTGGTGCTCTGCGCAGTACCCGCCGGGCACCAGCCGATAGCAGCCCGGGTATAAACACGGTCTCAGCGGCTTTGTTGCCACGGGCTATCACCTCCGGGTAAAACAAAAACGCCAGACCCAACAACGCCCCCTCCGGGGAGTCATTGGCTCTGGCGTTTAACGCTCTGGCCTTTCTCGATATCCAGGATCACCTCGCTGTGGCACGTCCGGCAGTACTCGACAATGCTGTGGCCGCTCGTGTCCGGCAGGATCCGCTTCAGCCGATGGTTTCTCTTGCAGATCGGGCAAGTTAACCATCCGTTCTTTACTGTTAGTTTATCACCGTTTTTAGGCGTTTGCAAGGCTTTTCCCTCACTTTCTTGCGGTTGTCCGTAGATATTCCGTAGGTTTCAAGAGGATTACGCTATCTATAGATAGATATACTAAACTTTGTTATTAAAATAAAAGCGCTATTTCTCCGGGAGCAGATACCGGCTGTAGCCGTACAGCCCCCACCCGCCCAGCTGAGGACGGTCCCGGCCCTGCATGGGCAGCGGTGTGGCGCCCTTGGGCAGCCGCACCATGCCGCTCTTGCAGGTAGACACCTCCGGAGGCTTACTCAGTGCCCGTGAGCAGCCCCACGGGTGACGGCCCACCTCCGGGACCTCCTTTGTGAAATAGATCGCCAGCCCACGGTAGCCGCCCTCTGACAGCACCCGCGCCCGGTCCCAGCGCACATCGTAGGCGCTGCCCCACGGACGCCAGAGGTACTGCACCACGGCCGGCGGGAAGTCCTGATCCCGCAGAAACACGTGGATGTGGAGCCGGTGATCACCGTGGAGGCCCTCCACCCGGTAAACGTAGTAATCCACCGGCCCGCGTTGCCACCGCCTGAGACGCTTCGCGAATGCGTCCCAGATCCGATCCACCCCGGCCCGATCCGGCGGAAGATGGTCATCGTCAAAAGTCAGCGTGTAAAAAATACCGTCATAGCCAAAGAGCGCCAGCCGCAGCTCCAACTTGTCAACGGTGGTGCGGCTGAGGGCCGGCCCGCACCGGCCCCGCACCGCTCCCGGCCCGTAGCGACGGAGATATCCGTAGTTGTCCGTCACCAGCGCTTTGACCAACGGCCCCGCCCGCTGCCTGACGCACACAAACGGATCAGCCATCGGCAGGAGGCTCCGCACGGCTCAGGCCCAGCGGCTTACTGTCGCCCTCCCCGCAGATGATCCAATCCCGAAGGCTTTCCATCAAACGCTGCTTGAGTTTGAGGCAAAGATCCAGTTTTGCACATTCCACATGCGTATCAACTGCCACACAACCAGAATTACCATACAACCGATGCTCAATGACCGTTGAGCGTTTTTCCGGGCAGTCCTTGCAATCTGGCAAGCCCATATACGGTACGCGATCAATTTCCATTGGTTCATAACTCATTTTTTCAGTTTCCATGCCTTACCTCCCGTATTTGATCTTTTTCGCGTTTGGATACCGATCCGGGAAACGGATCAACTCCGCCTTCCCGCCGATGATCTCCGCAAGCACCCGATCCATATGCTCCTGTCGGACGTCCGCCTCCGGGTTCCGGCAGTCCAGTGCCGGTTTGTATTCCCGCTGAACGGCAACCCAGTTATGGGTGATCCGCATGATCCGGTCATAGCCCCAGCCCTCCGTCTGGTGGAGGGCCATCTGAAGGGTATCCATGGCAAATTGCATCGCCATCGCCGCCCCGGCGTTGAAGGTGGCATCCAGCTCCGCCTCCCGCCGCTGTAAGTAAGCGGATTGTTTAGCCATTTTCCACCCTTACTTTCCTCAAGTCCAATTCTTGTTTCAGATCACGAATAAGATCCCGCAGGTCTTCTGTGTTTTTAGTTGCTTTTGCTTTCAACGAGTATGTCATCAAAATTCCCGCAACATCCAAATTATTCATGGTCAGCACCTCCAAATTCCGCCTCATACTGTTCCGGCGTGATAATCTCAATGTCCTTTGCGGAGTAACCCAAGATGTCGAGGCACATCAGCTTTGCCAGTTTGTCTTTGTCAATGGCCGCCGCAGCGTCCTCATAGGATACGCCGGGTTTCGCCTCAAAGCTGATTTGAGCACCAAACGCCCCGGCTACGCTAAAGCAGATTTTATATTCAGTCATTGTTAGCCATCCTGTTCCATGCTTCGATTGGGGCCACATTGGCGGGGATACGGTGTAAAAGAATTGTTCATCACATACTCCACGCAGTTCTCAGGGTCATTCCCACAAAGACATGGCGCATATACGCATGAATCACAAATTGTAAACATCTCAGTTAGTGTCATTGTCAGCTCTCCTCCACATAGCACCAGCTTTGGGGCGGGCGCTTAATGTCACCGCCCAATTTTTTGCAGCCCGTGCATTCCCATGTGTATTCTGCATGGCAAGAATCGCACGGGTCAGTTGCACGCCGGAACTCGCTTAGTTCCCGCGGCTGGTCATAGATCAGCAGGCCGGAGATATGCCAGCCGTGGCCGGTTTTCCCGTTGCCGATGTAGTCAGCAAGCTCCTCGTATGTAAGACAAGATCGCTCCATGTGCTCGAAAAGCCAGTTCTGAATGCTACCATTGTCGAAAACATTGATGGGAAATATCCGGTCGCAGGTAAACTCGCCGATGATCTTGCCCCATGAGCCGCGCAGTCTGCGTGCGTCATTGCCCTGTGAGCAATAGATATAGGCCTTAAACGGCGTTTCCAGTTTCGGCTTGGTCTTTCTGACTTCGATGGCCTTTTCGCCGCTGGCGATCTTCTCCACCCACTTCGGGCGGATGCTCAGCATAACAGCCTTACTCATCCTTAATCCCCTCCATTCTGAGCTTCGCTCACGGCTTGCCCTCCCACGGGGTCTCAAGCCATTTTTTAATTTCATGCCAATTTTCTGGCATTGTCGAAACACCAGAGAGGTCTTTCGTGATGTAATCCATCCGGAAATAGTACAGCACCCCGGCCAGCTCGTTGTCCGTCATGCTCCGGATCCGGTCCGCTATGGTAACGGGCCACGTGCGATACGGGCACTTTTCGATTGCGGCGCAGTTTTCAAAGTCATAGCCCATCTGCATGGGGCAGTTTTCACCAGTGCATTTTTTCATAGCTTACACCTCCGGCCCTTCGGGCCGCACCACCAGCCGACCGTCCTTGTCGGCCTCGGCCAGTTTCTCCAACCGGTCAAGATCGCAGTCTCGGCACAGTTGGCGAAGCTGCTCTGCGGCTTCGTGATCCATGTCGATTTCCTCCGGTGTCAGCTCCGTGTCCTCGTATTGCATGAGCCTGCCACGCAGTTCTGCGTATGACCATGCTGCGGTATATAGCAGGGCAAGCAATCCTGTTGGCTCATCAGGGCCGTCCAGCAAAAGCTCACCCATCGCATAGTCTACGCCATCATCATCCACTGGAAAGTCCAAGTCCGGCAGTAAAATCTTTGCGGCTTTGCGGATAAAATCGTAGAGCCGGATGTCTGGGTAATCCGGGCCATCACCTCCGCCCCGCACCCACGTCTCGAAGTCTTTGATGTAAAACAGATTCAGGGCGGCATCAAGGTTGTTATCCGGGCAATTAGTTGTCAATCTTTTCATTTACCTTTCCTCCTCCGGCGGTTCCGGTCTTTTTAGCTCAAACTGACTATATGGCATAACACACAGCTTCTTGGAATCGCAGTCAGCCATGCCGCTGAAGATGTCCTTGCAATGAGCGCAATACTGGCACATCCACGTCTTTCCGGCTTTTCTGACATCCGCAATTATCGAAATAACATAGTTGCGTTCAAGCATCAGTTGTCTATTCTGCCCCCGCAGCTTCTCAATTTCCTGCTGGAGCGCCGCAATGTGGGTGCTCTGGTTGGCGATCCGGTCGGCTGCCTGCTCAATCACTGCCCATATCCCGGATTTGCCCGGGTAAAGTCCTATTTTCCGCGTTACCTCCAAATGTGTCCGCAGCTTATTTACGAGTTCTTGATCTCTCAAAACGGCAGCTCTCCTTCCTCATCCTCCGGGATCTCCCGGAAGTCCCCAGACGCAGGCGGTGTGTCCGATTCGGACCGCTTGCTGTCTCCGAAATACACATGCTCCGCCACCACCTCGGCGGAGCGCCGGTTGTTGCCGTCCTTGTCCTTCCAGTCCCGGAGCTGCAAGCGGCCTTCCACCACGGCCATGCGGCCCTTGGTGAAAAACTTGTTCACGAAGTCCGCCGTGGAGCGCCACGCCACGATGTCCACGAAATCCGTCTCCTTCTCGCCGGACTGGCCCTTGTAGTCCCGGTCAACCGCCAGAGAAAAGGACGCCACGGCGGTTCCGTTTCCGGTATGCCGCAGCTCCGGGTCACGGGTCAGACGGCCCATGAGTACGATATGATTCAGCATGATTTGTCTCCTTTTTTCCAGCGGCCCGGCATGTAGCGTCGCCGCCGATCATGGATGTATTCCACCATGTCCACCCACTCCTTACGGGACGGCATGGCCGCCAGCTCTGCCCGATGGATCGCATCATAAGCCGCCCACCGGGGGCAGACCGCCGGATCGTGACATCCGATCCGGCGATCCGGGCAGGCCAGACACGGCGGCGCGGTCATAGGGCCACGCCCTTGACCACCACCGTCAGCAGGATCACGGCAGCCACGGCGGCCGCCAGAGTCAGCACCGGGAGGACCCGGCTGCGGCGCTTCCCGCGCCCTGTGTATCGGATCATGTGTCCGCTCCTTTCCCTGCCGCTGGGACAGGCGGCAGCCGCATCCACCAGACCACTGGGGCCTGTGCCTCGATGCCGCCCGGCATCATCCAGTGTTGTCCATCCCAGTCAAAAAACCGTTTTAGAATCTTCCCGTCACCCAGATCCACATAGGCCGCAAACTCTCCCGGCTCCGCCGGGTTGGTGCTGCCGGGCATCCATCCGGCGATCATCAGCTGGCCCTCCGGCAGCGTCGGCGGGGTCAACTCATCCGTCAGGCCGTAGAGGTAATCAGTGCTGACGCCAAAGCACAGCGCCAGCTTGGCGATTTTCTCCGATCCGCACATGGAGTTGTTCTCGCACGCGCTGTACGTTCCGGGGAACTCGTCAATGCTCTGGGCAAATTCCTTCCGGCTCATGCCGGTCTGGATTCGCAGCTCCTTCACCCGCTGGCAGAAGGTGGGAACCATCACCTTGTAGTCCAGGCGAGGATCCGCCACCGCCGGATTCACGGCCGGGGCTTCCGGCTGCTCCACTGGCTTTTTCTCCACATACTTGCAGGCCGCCGGGCAGGTGTCCCGGTCCAGGCAGCTCAGGCAGCAGTTGGAACCGTGCCACTCGCCGTATCGGTAGTCATGGTCATACATCCGCTCCGCGTTCTCGCACATCCGGCCGGTGTGCTCACAGCTCCGGCAAGCCATTGTATAGCAGGTGGAGAACTTCCGCACCTCGTTGATGGAATAAGGCCGGTACTTTTCGATCATCCAGTCCAGCAGACGGTACTGCTCATCAAGATCCATCCGGGCGATCAGCAGGGCCGCCGCCTCCGGGATCTCGTCCCGCTTCCAGCGTTCCACAATCCCCGGCACCTTGAGGCCGTTCTTGATGGCCGACAGGTTGGCGATTTTGGTGGCTTTGACTTGCAGGGCCTCCGCCACATGATCCCGGATGCGGCCCGGCAGTTCCTCACCGGCCTCCCGGCGCTTGATGTAAGCCGCCGTCAGCTTTTCCGCCTCATCGGCCAGCAGGGCATTGGACTTCATCCGCTGGCGGTTGGCCTCGATCACCGCCGCCTGCTCCTGCCCCTCCGACATGGGGGGCAGCACCCGGCAAAGCACGGTTGCCCACTGATCCGGGGTTTCCGTCTCCCGGAGGGCCTTAATGGCAGCCAGACGGCTGTGGCCGGAGATCAGGCGATAGCTACCGTCACCGGCAGGGACCACCGTAGGCGGCTCCAAAAGGCCGTTGGCCCGGATGGAGTCCATCAAGGCCCGCAGCGCTTGAGAGTCAGGCGTCGGGTAAAAGTTCCGGGGGTTGTCCCGGATATCGTCAACCGGGATCTCCATCATGGTGTCCGCCACGCCGGCCAGCTGCTCACCCAGCACGTCCATCACGTTAAATTTCCGCTTTTCCATCCTCAGCACCTCCCGGAGATTTCCTTCACCAGCTCGGCGTAGTCCTTGCTGGCTGCGCAGTAGGGACGGGCCACCGGCAACGGGACCGTCTGGAAGGTCGCGCTGGGGACGGCCTTGGAGAACCGGATCACCGTCTCAAACACCGGCAGCGCCCCGCCCCGGATGGCCGCAAGGGCCTCCTTCTCGTCCGCCATGTGGGTGAACTGCGTCACCAGCACGCCCAGCACAGACAACCGGGGGTTGATGGCCCGCATGTGCTGGAGCTGCTCCGCCAGATTGGCCATGCCGCCGGTGGAGTAGTAGTCCAGCCGGATGGGGATGATGACCTCATCCGCAGCGGCCAGCGCCGCCGTGCAGGCTGCCGACAGGGCCGGCGGGCAGTCGATCAGTATGAGATCGTAGGCGTTGTCCTGGTCCGCGTCCTCCTCGATGGCGTCCCGCAAATCCGCGATGGCCCGCTGCATCCGGCCTACGCCGCTCTGGGCCATGTGCCGGTCTGCCACCAACAGGTTGATGTCGGAGGGGATCAGGTCGATCCCGTCAAAAATGGTGGGCGTCACAAACTCCGGATAGTAACCGGCGCCCTCGGTCAGGAGGGCCAGCGTGTCCGCGCCCTCCTCCGCGTCAATGCCGAAGGACATGCTCAGATTGCCCTGACTGTCCCCGTCGATCAGCAGGATCCGCTTGCCCTGCTTCGCCAGCAAATACGCCAGCGTGGCGGTGGTTACGGTTTTGCCGACCCCGCCCTTGAAATTCAATACCGCGATTGTTTTCATATTCACCTTTCCCCCTTGTTTGCGTCAGACCGCAGTGCTTACGGCCTTGAAATGCGGCGCCAGCTCAGGCCAGAAGGCCTCCCGCCACCGCTCTCCGGTGATGGGATTGCAGAACTCCACCGTGTAGTACCGCCCCGCCGGGTGGATGTAGATCACCCGCGACCGAATCGGCCCTACAGTGCCCAGCCCGCTGGTCGCCTCCAGCGTCGGCTCCAAATGCAAAATATCTCCGATCTTCACGCTTTTTCCCCCTTGTTCTCGTCATCCCACGGCGTCTCGGTGTTTGCCGTGGCCTCGGTCCAGTCGGACCCGTCGCCCCAAAAGCTCACCTGCCGGGGCCGCTGCTTGGCCGCCTTCCCGGCGGCAGAAAATTGCCGCATAACGGAGCGGCCGTCCGGATTAACCAAAAGCGAAAACGTCTGCTTCGGCCCATCGAATACCATGTACCATGCCCCACGGGGGCCTTCCTTGTTCTTCGCGATTTTCAGGACCCGGTGCTTGTTCTGATCCAGCTCCGGGCCGTCCTTGGCCTTGGGGTCCGGGCGGTAGACCATGAAGATCATATCCGCGTCCTGCTCGAACTGGCCCGACTCCTTCAGGTCGCTCATCACCGGCGCCCGCCATCCGGCGGCCTTGTCCGGCCGGCTCAGCTGGGCCAACTCCACCACCAGCGTCCCGGATTTCTGGGCGAAGGTGTGCAGCTGCCGGGACACCGCCGCCATCTGCTCGCTGCGGGGCGCCCGCTGGTCGATTTCCGGGGTGACCAGCTGGATGTAGTCCAGAAAGATCACGTCAAAGCCATACGCCTGGCTGACGTGCTGGATGGTGGTGGCCGTCATGCCGGACGCCTCCACCACCGTCAGGCCCCGGCTCGCCATGTCGGCGGATTTCTCCGCGAAGGCCCGCCAGTCATCCTCGGTCAGGCTGCGGGTCTTGATCCGATCAAAGTCAATCTGCACCACGGCAGCCATAAGCCGGTCCCGGATCTTGGCCTTGTCCGTCTCGAGACTGAAAAAGCCGACCCGGTGATCCTGCGCCATCCGGTAGGCCATCTGCAAGGCCAGCGCCGTCTTGCCGTCGCTGGGGTAGCCGCCAATGATGACCACGTCCCCCGGCTTCGTGTAGGTCCGGCCCTTGAGGAAGTCCAGACCGTAGTCGATGTACACCGGAGCCGGGGCGTCCGGGTCCTGCGCCTGGCAGAAGTCCTCTGTCATCTGCGCCATAGTCCACGCCTCCACGCTGGTCCCCTCGCTCAGCTCCCGGGACAGCTTGGCGCACACCGGCCGGCAGTCCTCCACCGTCTGAGCCGCGCTCAGAGCGTCGGCAAACTCGTGGATCCGGCGGACGGTGGCCTGCGACCGCATGGCCTCCGCGTAAGCCTCCCAGTTGGCAGCGGTGGGCGTGATCTCAACCAGCTCCGCCATGTACCGGGAGTAGTCCGGGCCGATCTTGTCCCGGATGGTCACTGCGTCCGGCGTGACGCCCGCCCGGAACAGCGCCCGGGCCGCCTGGAAGATCAGCCGGTTGGCAGGATTGTAAAAATCAGCGTCCCGCACCCGGGACAGCAGGGGTCGCACCACATCCGGGTCCACCAGCATGGCCCCGATCACCGCCCGCTCCGCGTCCAGCAGGTGATCCAGCTTTTCCTCTGTCCTTACGTTTCCCATCCGTTGACCTCCCGGCTCTCACCGCCCCGGTCCGAATCGAACCGCCCCGGCAGCTCGTCCTCCCACCGGCGGCCGTTGAGCCATGTGGCGGGATAGGGGATGTACGCCCCGCCGTCCCGGGTCCACTGCTCACAGGCTGCCTGCGCCTTCAACGCCCGGAGGATGACCTCCACCAGCGGCCCGTCCGGCTTCAGCTTCGCCCACGCCCGGCGGGCCTTCTGTTTATCCACATGCCGTGGGTAAGCAGCCCAGAAGGCGTCGAACGCCGGGTCCTCTGGGGGGACTATAGGGGGGTTATATTTAATCTTTACTGGGTTATAATCTTTATTGGGTTGTGTCGTGAAAGCCGTCAACGGCTTTTCCCGTTGCCGGTTTTCACCGTTGTCGGTGTTTTCCGACAACGGTGGCGCAAAGTCCTGTAAAACGTAGACGTTGCCGCCAAAAGTGCCATTTTCCTTGTGCCCCTGTTCCCGCAGCAGATAGCCCACCTGCTCCAGTTGCGCCAAAATGCGCCGGATCTTATCCTTGCCCGTCTTGGTGCTGACCGCCAGACCGGAAACCGTAAATTTCCAGTCCGGCGGGCGGGACATGATATAGGCAAACAGACCCTTTGCTTCCAGCGGCAGACGGTCATCCTTGACCATTGAGTTATACAGGACCGTGAAGCCGTCTCCACGGCCAGACCTGATCTCATGCTCTGCCATATTGCCCCCTCATCTTTCGCTTTTCGATACAGTCCACGATCCGCAGCGGGATTGCCGCCACCGTCGCCACGCCGACGATCATGAAAAACATTGCCCAACCGGTCACAGGGATGCGCCCCCTTCCCGGCGAAAATTAGGGCTTGCGTGCAGCGTGGATCTTGTGCTATAATTGATACATCCAACAGTGGTTGATCCAATACCACACACTTTTTCCCCCGAACGCTCTGAGGTGCCAGCCTCGGGGCGTTCTTTTTTTGCGCCTGAGTAGATCACCTGGTAGATGGCCGCCATGGTCTCCCGCAGCTCCACCACGATGGAGTCGAACTCCGGCCGCTCAGCCTCGTCGATCACGCCGTCCTCCGCGATCCGGAGCAGGGCGTCCAATCGGCCCGTCGCGTCTTGCAGACGGTTCCTCAGGGCGATGCTCGCCATTGGCAGAGGCCTTGGCGTCACCTCCGGCATTACGCCCAGCGTGTCCGTGGCCTGCGCGTGCTCCAGCGCCAGCCATGGCAGGTGATACACCTCCACCATCTTGGCCACCGTCTCGTCCTTGGGCACCGTCTTGCCGCCCTCGTACTGCTTCAAACTTTCCGGGGACAGCCCAAGCAGCTCCGCTGCACGTTCTTGGCTCATTCCGGTACTCAGCCTTGCCCTTTGGTACAGATTCGGGCATTTCTTGTCCATTGTCTTTTCCTCCTTTCCATGGTAACGTGATTATAGGCCCCGCATGACCCGGAGAAAGGCCTCCTTGGGGATCTTCACCCGGCTTCCCAGGCACACGGCAGGGAAGGGGAGCAGATCCGGCCGAAGCCGCGCCTGCATCCGGATGGTCTGCGGGTCGGAGCCTAAGATCGGCGCCACCTGCGCCGCCGTCAGGTACTCCTTGGGGATCCTGGCGATATCATCCAATGTCATGTTTTTCGCTCCCTTCTCACGCGCTTTCCGTCCGCTGGACGATCTCCTCAATGGGGACGCCGAAGATCAGCGTCATGCGGAAAACTCTCTCCAGCTCCGGAGTCCGCTGGCCCAGCTCCCACTTGCTCACCGTGGGCACGGTGACGCCCAGCTGATCCGCCAGCGCCTTCTGGGTCATCCCGGCAGCCGTCCGCAGCTCCTTGACTCTGTTAACGATCATAATTGCTCCTTTCCCGCCTTGACGGCGTTGCCCCGGTGTGATATATTGTCCTTGGGGCTATGTCCTCTATGGCTATAATATACTCGGTACTTTCGGTACTGTCAACACCTTCGGGACTATTTTGTTACTTTCGGTACTTTACACAAAGTGCAGGGCGGTGTTTTTGTGTTTTATGATAATTTCATAAGGGCATGTAATTCCGTTGGGAAAACACCGTCTGCTGTTTTGCTTGAACTCGGAATAGGCAAATCAGCTAATACTCGGTGGAAAAACGGCCACGCCCCAACTGATGCCATTTTGCAAAAATTGGCTGATTATTTCAAAGTAACAAAAGAGGAACTCTTAGGCAAAGAGAAACGCCCGCCCCCCGAAGGGGACGAGCGACCGGAGTGCTGGGACTTGCTCACCCGCGAGGAGCGGGAGAAGGCACGGGAGTATATCGAGATGCTAATAGCTGCGCGAGGTAAACGTTGACTTGCTCACGCTCCTCCGGCGTCAACTGGCGATAGAGCGCCAGGGTCATGTGGTCGCGGTCCGAATCGGACACAGTGCAGGTGATCTGGTTGCTCATGTATGTATCCTCCCAAACATATATTCAAGGCCCAGCCTTGGGCCTAATCTTACAGTAAGAGGCGATAGTTATGGACCAGAGCAAGAACTCATTTGAGTGGTGGGAGTTTATTCCGCACGTTTTGGCGGCGCTGGCTATCTTATGTTGCGTAATCGTGTTCGCCGCCTCCTTTACGGGGCTGGCGGCGCTGCAATTTAACTGGATGCAGCGGTGTGCGATTGGCGTTGGAGCTGTGGTGCTTGTCATTATACTGCTACGCTGGATCGGACAGGATCAGCAGTCAGCAAGGCTGGCGCAAAGAGCGGTGACGCCCCCAAAAGTGCAGGCGGTAGAAAAAACGGAAGCGCCGTATGAGTTTATGACTTTCCATGTTGCCGGGGTGTCTTTTGATAACGAGGACGGGACAAGTAGACAATCAATTTTAAGAGCGTACCGCTTTAGGGACCCTCCGTTTGATGAGCGTAACAATGTAACAGTAGAGGATACAGGATACGATGGCGAGCCTGCGTACCAGGTCAAGCTAAATGGGACCTGTGTCGGCTGGGTCCCGAAAGATAAGATTGACGAGCTAAATTCAAAATGGGATAAAATTGATAAGATTACCGCATTTGATGTAACTGGCGGCGGGTTTGACCACGACACCGGCGAGCGGCTTCATTACGGTGCAACGATTTCCATTCGTTTTTTACGTAAATAACAAGTGCCCCCGTCGCCTCTGCAACAAGCGGCGGGGGCACTTTGCGTTTCAGGCAAATGGGGGCGTCTGCCTGTCCGCAAGAAAACCGTAACAGACAAAGCCTTGTATTAGCAAGGCCCAACAATGGTTTTTCGACATCATTCGACAAATTTCATTTGTATTCCAGATTATTACATTTGGTTTGGGAGAGATTGGATGACATTACAAGACATATGCAAGGCCAAAGCGCAGGCTTTGGGCGTGACTTATCAGCAGATTTCAGACGGCACAGGCATCCCCTTGCAAACGATCCGCAATTTTTTCTCGCGTGCTTCTAAAGCACCTTCCATCAACACAGCCGGACCAATCTGCAAATTTCTGGGCGTATCTTTGGACGAATTTTGCTCTATTACCATCCGCTTAACGCCCACAGAAGAAATCCTGGCGGCTAAAAATAATACTCTTAAAGCTCAATGTGCAAAATTAGAGCAGCTGGTGGAATCCAAGAACAAGACAATCGACATGCTGCTGCGCGGCGTCCGAACGCGCAACCACATCATGCTGTTTATGGGCGTTATTATCGCCATCTTGTTGGTCTGGGCAGCCTCCACAGATCTGGCCTGCGGAGATATCGGCCTTTTCCGGAGGTAACAATATGATCTGCCGCAAGTGCAAGGCGGACGTGCCGGACGGACCGTACTGTCTCCGCTGCGGGGCGAAGCAGGCCGCGGCCGCCAGAAACACCAAGAGCAGGGGCAACGGGCAGGGGAGTGTCTACCGATTGCCCAATGGAAAATATAAGGCAATCCGCGTCCAGATGTATCTGGACGAGACCGGAAAAAGCCGGCGGCGCACGGTGTCCCGGACCTTTGCCCGGAAAAAAGACGCCGTGGATGCGCTCCCGCTGCTGGATCCCAGCCAGCGGTCTGCGGCCAAGGTGGAGAAAAAGCAGAGGACAACATGGAAGGCGCTGTATGATCTTTGGCTCCCCACCCACCGGGCCGGGCCGGACACGCTGGGCAACTACAAAGCCGCCATGAAATACTTTGCGCCCCTCTACTTTGAGCGCTGCGGCGATATTGACGTGGATGATCTACAGGACTGTCTTGATGAGTGTCCCCGTGGGAAGGCCACCCGGCGGAACATGAAAAC